AAATGCAAGAATATGACTATGATTATGATAAAGATGATGAAGATGAGTGGGAACTCGATGATGGATGTGATATTAGTAGTGATGATGAATGATTTTAATATTTTGATTTAGTTTTTTTATTAACTTTTTTTTTTGAGGATTTATAACCTTCGAACACTTTTTCCGGTTTTATTTTTTTATCTTCTTCCAAATCTTTCTTAATATCTATTTGGATTTTATCATGATCCGTAATAGGTTTTACCTTAACACTTTTAACTTTCTTTTTTTTATACATTTTATAATATCTTTTATTTTTTTTTTTTCGGTATAATAAAAATATATTAATTTATTATAAAATGAGTTTAGTAATTACTTCAAATATAGGTCAAGATGATAATCCAGAGTTTTCGAACGCTTTCAAGCCTTATTCTTATCAAAACCGTTTACTTAATACTATGAGAATACCCCCGAATAGTGAGATTGCTCTACAATCAGCTAAAATTAATAAAAATGGCTTATTTATTTTAGATAGAACAAATGCCGATTTCTGTCACTATTTTGGAGTGCCGATAGGTACTGATGCAACTAAACTAGCTGCGGGTGAAGAAATACCGGATCTTGATAGTAGCACATCTCAACCTTTTAGAGGAACTATTGGAGCGGGTGCTGCTTTTGGAGCGGGTGGAAAAAATGAAAGAAATATCGAAGATATGGCTAATGATCTTCAAGCTGGAGTTGATGCTTGTGCCTTTCATCCTTCTTTAATTAGAACTAAAGGTGCGGGTTTTGAAAGTTCTATCAAGGTAACGCCACAATATGACGGAACATCTTTAGCATTTAAGGGTTTCAAGTTTGTAAGCACACAAGAAGATTCAGCTCTTACAACTCGATTAGCTGCTGATATTACTTGGACTGATATATCAAAAAATAATGCTTATGGTTTTACTCAAAATAACGGTGAAGTTGAGACAGTTGATACTGATGGATTTTTAGTTCAAAATCGAGAGTTTCCAATAGCTCAAAATGGAGGAACATGTGGGTTTGATGTTACTCAAACTGGAACTTCTTCTTGGATGTGTGGATTGTCGAGAATTAATAAACCCTTGGATATTGGAGGAGGAGATTTTGCATATTTACCTCCTTATTTTGATATGACTAAAGCTGGGGTAAATCCTTTATCAGTTGGAAGGTATATTTCAAATCAATTTAGATATGCTGATTTTGCTGTAGTTAAAAGTGGAACTGAAATCCGCCTCTTTCAAAGTGGTAGTGATAGTGGAAGTGTTGGAAGACCCGCTGTAAACGGTATTTACATGAATGAAATTATTTATTATGGAGGTCATAATACCGATTTTGCAGCCCCAGCTGTAGCATCACAAATTGAAAAAGTCCGTTTTACACTAAATAATGAAGATATGAAGATTGAGGTTTATGATAATGTAGCTAAAAAATATCTATTACTTGCAGATAATACAACTTTAGCTGCGGCTGGAGCAGCCAAAAATGAATGTTTGAACCCCGTGAATGCTGCTGAATGGGCTTTGTATCCGGTTTGTGCTTGTAAAGGAACACAAGCAGCTAATCGATCAATTACATTAGAAAGTATTACTCATTATCCAAATTATCCAATATATACAGATAATTTATATGATGAATATGATTGGTGGGGCTGGTCTCAACAGAATAATGAAACTGTTTTTTGTAGAGAATTAGAACAGAGACCTTTTAATGATGCGAGTAATGCAACACAATTACCCGCTAAAGGTATAGATGCTAAGGGGATGAAAGATTATTCAAGTGTATTTATTACAGCTAAAAGTGTTGCTTATGGTGATTCTACTAATGAATGCTCTTCATCTCTAATTCTTGGATATAAAGATCAACCGGTTTCTGTTCCGGTAGCTACAAGTGCTATTATTACTACAAATGAAAGTTCTAGTGTTCCAAAATTAATCAGTAATATTTCATTATTTATTAGATTGAATAATTTTACTCAAAATAGCGTAAATGCTCGACAAGGTACAACAAGTAAAATTGTAGCTCATCTCCCACGCTTTGATAATAGTGGAAATGAAACCGGAGGTTTATATTTTGAACCTCATGAAAAAACATATTTAGCTCTTGGAAATACAGAGGAAATACTTGTGAATAGTTTTGATGTTGATTTTGTTTATGAAAATGAAACGTTATGCACGGCTCTTACAGCTAAAAGTGTTGTATGTTTTCACATTCGACAGAGGAAATAAATAGAAAGTGTCTGGGGTAAATCTTCGAAAATAAACTTCTAAATAAAATCCTTGAGACATATTTTTTTTGATATTTACCCCAGACACTTTATTTCCGTTAATATTTAAAAAATAAAATCTATATATAATATATAGACAATATGGATCTTACAGCCGAACAGATTGCAAGGGTTTTAACTAATTACAAAAATAAAAGAGAAAGAGAACAAAAATATTATCATAATGTGATTAAAAATAAAGAAGAGTTTAAAATCAAAAATCGAGAGAGAGCTAAAAATCATTACAAAAATGGATATAAAGAAAAGAAAAAAGAAAATTATCAAAATAATAAAGAACTTTTGAAAACAAAATCATTATTTAATTATTATAAGAAACAAGATAAAATCGATATTTTTAAATCCAAACATGAGGATAAATATAAGCTATTGATTGATAAGGGTTTCATTCAATAAATAACTTGAGTTTTTTTAATCTATTTTTTTAATATTTATATAATATAATATTATATAAATGGCTGAATATGTAAACACTACACTAATAAATTGTAATCGGTTAGCTTCAATAGAGAGTAGAAGCGGGAATGATTCTAATCCCGCTGTATTCACTAATCCTTTAGAACAAAGTCTTCGATTAGATGTTGGAGATAAAGTATCAGTTGAGAGAGCATTTATTAATGAGCTTGGAGCGGGTAATTCACAAACAATTGAGTTTAAAGGAGAAGCCAAAGGAGCGAACCCAGTTAGTACATATGTTAAAGTAAATCCTCTACATTATTATAGGAAAATGAGTAATACATATGATCCAAAATATCGATTAGGATATTTCCGTGCTTTTACAGCTGAAGAAATTACCGGTGATGAAGTAGAATTGAGGGACAATCTTGCTCCATTAGTAATCGGTTATTATATTACCGCAAATGAATATCCTAATTATATTCAACATCCTAGAAGATTTATTGCTGCTGAAGATGCAAGAGGAGGTAGTGGAAGAGATGATCCAAAATGTTATACTGATAAAGATGGGTTTAATTCTGGATCATGTAGATTTGCTATAAATGAAGATTGTGTTTTATTTGAGGATTGGACTAGAAGAGTAGCAGAACACGCTAACAATTATATTTACAAACAAAAAGTCGATAATACAAGGTATACTTTATACGTTAAAGATAAGGTTGCTTATAGTAAGCTTGATGATATTGCTGGAGCTACAAGAATTGATGTAAGTCAATTCCCTAGTAAATATCATAATGGAATTATTCAAGAAGCAACTTATTTAAGATATCGAGAAAAATTAGACATAGAAGTAAATAAAGGTTTCAATACTCCTTCTGCTGTAGCTTCACAAATTACTC